TGTGGACATGGACCCTTCTTTAAATAATGCTCCTGACGAGGGAGATTTTTTTCGTAATCTTGCCGAGGAGATTGACGATTCCGAATTAGGTAGTATTTCAAGTAGTTTGATGAGTGAATACGAAGCTAACAAGTCTTCCCGTAAAGATTGGGAAGAAGCTTATGCCAATGGTTTAGAATTATTAGGTTTTAATTACGAGGAGAGAACACAACCGTTTCGTGGAGCAACCGGGGTTACACATCCTTTGTTAGCTGAAGCTGCAACGCAGTTTCAAGCACAAGCTTTTAACGAGTTGTTGCCTCCGATGGGGCCTGTCCGCACCACCATTCTTGGTTCCCCTACTCGAGACAAAGAAGAGCAGGCTAAACGAGTTCGTGAATTTATGAATTACTACATTACTACGGTGATGGAAGAATACACGCCTGAGTTTGATCAAATGTTGTTTTATTTGCCGTTGGCAGGTAGCACATTTAAAAAAGTGTATTACGATGAAGGTATGGACAGGGCCGTTAGTAAATTTGTTCCCGCAGAACATTTGGTTGTGCCGTATGAAGCTAACGATTTAGAGACGTGTCCTAATATAACGCAAGTAGTTAGAATGTCGTTAAACGACCTTCGTAAAAAACAAATTGCAGGTTTTTACCGAGATATTTCGGTAATTCCTGCACAGTCTTCTACGGATAGCGTAACCGATGAAATTAATTATATTGATGGGGTACAACCGTCTAATATTGATTACGATTGCACCGTGTTGGAGTGTCATGTCGATTTGGATTTGAAAGGTTATGAAGAAAAGGATGATAAGGGGGAACCTACGGGGATTAAAGTTCCTTACGTTGTTTCGATTAGCGAGGACAATGGTCAGATCTTGTCGATAAGAAGAAATTACGGGGAAGACGATTCCAAGAAGAAAAAAATACAGTACTTTGTCCATTACAAGTTTTTGCCCGGTTTTGGTTTTTACGGGTTAGGTTTGATCCACACGATTGGTGGTTTATCTCGTACAGCAACCGCTGCCTTACGGCAGTTAATTGATGCGGGTACTTTGTCCAATCTTCCAGCAGGCTTTAAAGCCCGTGGGTTGAGAATTAGAGATGACGATGATCCATTGCAGCCCGGAGAGTTTCGAGATGTTGACGCTCCCGGAGGGGCAATACGAGATAGCTTGATGCCGTTGCCGTTTAAAGGGCCAGATCCGACATTATTTCAATTGTTAGGTTTTGTGGTTCAAGCGGGGCAACGATTTGCAACAATTACTGATTTAAAGGTAGGGGATGGCAATCAGCAGGCAGCCGTAGGAACGACGGTAGCTATGTTGGAACAAGGCACTCGGGTTATGAGTGCGGTTCATAAGCGGTTGCATTACGCCATGAAACAAGAATTTCAGTTATTAGCCAAGGTTATTTCGGATTATTTACCACCAGAATACCCGTACATTATTGAAAATCAGGAACAATCGATTAAATCTCAAGATTTTGATGAGAGGGTAGATATTATTCCTGTATCTAACCCTAATATATTTTCTCAAGCGCAACGTATTGCTTTGGCTCAGACACAGATGCAGTTAGCGGCACAAGCCCCTGAGTTACACAACATGTATGAGGCTTTCAGAAGAATGTATGAGGCGTTAGGGGTTAGGGACATAGATAAAATTTTAAAAGCACCTTCTAGTACAGAGCCTATTCCAAAAGATCCCGCTCTAGAAAACATAGATGCGTTAGAAAACACGGATTTACAGGCTTTTGAGGGGCAAGATCACGATGCTCATATTATGGCTCATTTAACTTTTGGAACTTCTGCTATTGTTCAAGCTATGCCTAATGTAGCGATTGCCTTACAAAAACATGTTATGGAACACGCTCGGATAAAAGCCCAAGAACAAGCTATTGTAGTTTATATGCAACAAAACCAAGGACAAGCTGCCTCTGAGGAGCAAATGTTAGAATTAGAGGCCCTGACAGCACAGTTAATAGCCCAAGAAATGCAAAATGTTAAAGTATTAAGTGCTCAAATTGCTGGAATTGGTCAAGAAGGCACAGATCCGGTTGTTGCGCTTAAACAACAAGAGTTGCAGATTAAGCAACAACAAGTTCAATCCGATACAATGGATGATCAAGCTAAATTGAATTTAGAGAGACAGAAGATGGCTGAACGGTCAAGGCAGTTTAATGAAAGAGTAAGTAGCCAAGAAAGGCAAACACAAGCTAGAATACAAGCTACTAATGAAAGAGAGTTATTAAAACTTAGACAAAAAGGAGGACAATAATGTTGTCTCGGGTAAGAATAGTTAGTGGACCTGCAAAAGATGCTCCAAAAGCAAAGAATGCCGCAGAAATTCAAGGACAAGGAACAATACCTTATGCTATGCGGCGCAGCGTGGGAGTCGCTTTACAAACGCTTAGTTCATGGCTAGTATTTTTGTGGTTCCGATTGATGAGTTGGTTCAAATGAAACAAAAAAAGTTTGAAGAATCAAGTAAATACGAAAATTACGACTTGGATCATGACGGTACGGTAACGGATGAGGAAATTTCTAAATCTAAAGAAATGATAGATTTAGAGTTAAGAGAAGAAAAAAGTCATGCTCAAAAGCAGATGTCATGGACAGCTATTGCAAGTATGGTGGTTTTTACTTTATTATTGTTTACTCCGTTAGTTAGCGAAAGTCGTGTAGCAGCTTTAGCAGATCTTTTAGGTTTGTTTTATTTAGGGCAAGCGTCTATTGTGGGTTTTTATTTTGGAGCACAAGCTTATATGAGCAGGTCACGTTAACATGAGTCCCATTAACATACCAATTTCTCCCCCTTCTCCTTTAGTAGATCCCTTGCCAGAGGAGTTTATAGCTCCCCCTCCTCCGGTGATAGGGTATCCGCCGTCGGAACCTCCGCCCCCTCCGCCTTCTCCGCCTTCTCCGCCTTCTCCGGTGATAGGAGACCCGATACAAGAATCTATTTTTAACCAAAATCAAGCTGCAACGCCCCAGTTGTCTATTGAAGATCGAATATCTCGTTTAGAGGGTCAGTTTGGTGGTTTAAATAATCAGTTTAGTAGCATTAGTAATTTAATATCCGGGCCGTTTTCTGGCGGTTATTCTTCTTACATGAGCAGTCCTTTTGGCTATGGCGGTAATCCTTTTGGTTACGGGGGTAGCCCCTTTGGACAATCTTCTTTTTCTCCTAGAATGTATGGAGGGATAGGAGGTTTTATGCCTTACTTTGGATGATCGAAAAGATAATTTGGAAAGTTTATACGGATCGAAAAGGCAACTGGAGAGTAACCACAAAAGATAACGAAATACCCAATAATGCTATTGTTCGAGAGTTTTTTTCTCAAAAAAAGGCAGAAGAAGAAAAGAATATTCTAAACAAAATTAGGGGATATAAAAAATGATGAGTTTATTGGGGTCTGTGTTAGGGTTCGGTAGTTCTTTTTTGCCCGAAGTTTTAAACTTTTTTAAACAAAATCAAGCACATAAGCACGACATGGAGCGTATGCAACTGGAAACAGAGTTGCTTGAAAAAAAATCTGCGCTTCGTTTAGAAGAGTTAGATAAAACGGCTGAGATTGAAGAAACGAAAGGATTGTATGAGCATGATAGAACTATCGACGCTGGCGGAGTTATCAACGCTCTTCGCGGGAGTGTGCGTCCTGTTATTACTTATTTTTTCTTCCTAATGTTTGTAGCTACTGAGATTGTCATTATGTTAAAAGTTTTGGAGTCTGGTAACGATTGGATGATGGCCGTTGAATTGTTGTGGACGGAGGAGACGCAAGGTCTCTTTGCTGCGGTAATGTCTTTTTGGTTTGGTAGTCGTGCTGTCTCAAAATACGTCAACAAAAGTAAATGAAAAAAATTATTTTTTTGCCTTTAGTAATTTTTTTAGGAGCTTCTTTTTTATTTTTTAGTGAGCAGCACACCCAAAAACAAGAGCTTCAAGAGTTTTGCCGGGAAAAAGCTTACTTAGGTATGCGGATATATGATAATATTGTTGCAGGTATTCCTTTTGAAGAAATAGTGGTTTATTGGAAATACCCTCCTTCTTCTTATCAAGAGGCTATTTTTAGAGAGCATTGGTTATTATTTTTAAAAACAGAGGTTCACAGGTTGGTTTTAGAGGGAAATCTTTCTATGAGAGTTCAAGAAAAACTATATGGTTTGTGTTTAGACCGCGACGAACATTATAAGGATAAACAGGCATATGCAACTAACACCTAATTTTTCTTTAGAGGAGCTTACCGCCTCTGGCACGGCAGCTAGATTAGGGATAGATAATACTCCCAATGATGTGCAATTAAGTAATCTAAGACGGTTGGCTTATATGTTACAAGAACTAAGAAATATGTTTGATGCTCCGATATTTATTAATTCTGGGTTCAGAAATAAAGAGTTGAATCAAGCCGTGGGTTCATCCAGTTCCAGTCAGCATTTAAAGGCTTGTGCGGCGGATATCCGAGTATCCGGATATACCCCTAGAGAAGCTGTTAGAAAAATAATAGATTCTGGTATAAGTTATGATCAGGTAATCTGTGAGTATGATAGTTGGGTGCATATATCTGTGCCCAATGAAGCTGGCAAAGAACCTAGAAAAAATGCGTTAATTATTGATAAAGACGGAGTAAGAGTTTTTGCTTAATTATGGCTATTGACGAAATAGATGTAGTTCAGTTTGTTCAGAGAACCATAAAAGAGCGGAAGGTTGTTGTTTTAGATGTTTTAGAGCATAATGGTTTAAAAAGCATGGAGCAGTATAGGGAGCTTATGGGCGAACTTAATGCTCTTAATTTTATACTACAGGAACTCTCGGGCCTGCTAGAAAAACAGGAGCAAGAATAATGCAAACTCAATTGAAAGAGGCGTATACGCCTAAAGACGAAGAAGTATTAAATCCTAACTTAATAGACCGATCTCTTCTAGATCGTATGCCGACCCCCACTGGATGGAGAATTTTGGTTTTACCGTATAGAGGTAAGACACAAACATCAGGTGGAATTCATTTACCTGACAAGGTTTTAGACGATAGTCAGATACAAACTGTAGTGGGTTATGTTTTAAAGGTGGGTCCTTTAGCTTATAAAGATAAAGAAAAGTTTTCAGAGCCGTGGTGCCAAGAAAAAGATTGGATAATCTTTGCACGTTATGCGGGATCTCGTTTTCGTATAGAGGGCGGGGAAGTCAGAATTTTGAATGATGATGAAGTTTTGGCATCTATTGCAGACCCAGAAGACATTATAAGTTTTTAGGAGACAAGTATGGCACAGGCAGAAAACGTAGAAAAAGAAAACACGGCGGTTCAAGTTGAACTTCCTTTAGAGGAAGAGAAGGGGGCCGAAGTTCAGTTAGTCGAAGAAAAAAACGCAGGGGTTGTGGAAACTTCTACGGAAGATGAGCATGAAAAGCACATAAGCGGCGCGGAAAAAAGAATTAATGCTTTGACCAAAAAAATGCGAGAAGCAGAAAGACAAAGAGAAGAAGCTATTCGATATGCTCAAACGGTTCAGCAAGAGTCTAATCAAGTAAAAGAGCGATTAAAAAATCTTGATCAAGGTTACATGACAGAGCATGGAGGTAGGTTAGAAGTAGAACAGCGACAGGTAGAAGCTGATCTAAAAAGAGCCGTTGAACTAGGGGATGCAGAAGCTACCGTAGAGGCTCAAAAAAAATTAAGTCGATTAGCCGTTCAACAAGATCGGTATGATCAGGCAAAAAATGCTCATGAGCAACAAATAGCTCTGGAGAAACAACAAAGGGAAATGGCGGCACAACAGCAGATGCAGCCGCCTGTGCAGCAACAGGTGCAGCAACCTAAAAAACCTGATCCCAAGGCAGAAGAATGGGCGGCTAAAAATGAGTGGTTTGGTCAAGACGAAACTATGACTTTCGCTACTTTTGGAATACATAAAAAAATGGTAGAGCAAGAAGGGTTTGACGCTACCTCAGATGATTATTATACTGAGCTAGATAATAGAATTCGGAATGAATTTCCGCATAAATTTAACGGAGGTTCGGTTTCTCCCAGACGGCAACAGGCCGTTGCAGGGGTTTCTCGTTCTTCTGCCAGCACGTCATCAGGACGCAATAAAAAGGTTCGTCTCACTCCGAGCCAAGTAGCAATAGCTAAAAAATTGGGTGTGCCGCTTGAAGAATACGCGAAATATGTTAAATAAGGAGAAAGAAAAATGACTGAAGAAAAAAAGCAACGCTTTGAAGGAATTAATCGGACTCCTCGCGCAAAAAATACGAGGGAAAAGGAAAGCAGGCGTAAGCCTTGGGCACCTCCCTCAATGTTAGACGCTCCACCTGCCCCCGAAGGGTTTCAACATCGTTGGATACGTTCAGAAGTTCGTGGTTTTGATGACCGTCAGAACATTTCTGCTAAAATGCGACAAGGTTATGAGCTTGTTCGTAGAGACGAGTATCCTGACTTTGAGGCCCCTGTAATAGAAACAGGTAAATATGAAGGAGTTTTTGGTGTTGGAGGGCTTGTTTTAGCTCGTATACCAAAAGAAACAGTTTCTGAGAGAAGCGAGTACTTTGCAAAAAGGAATGCGGATCAACAAGAGGCTGTGGATCACGATATGCTGAGAGAAAACGCTCATTCAACAATGACGATTAATAAACCAGATCGTCAATCTCGTGTAACTTTTGGCGGTCCTAGAAAAGACTAGGCCGTGTAACTTGATGATGGAGAAAACCAAATGGCAAATTTAGCAACCGCCTATGGTCTTCGCCCTGTTGGACTTGTTGGAAGTGCAGTTAACTCTACTGGGGTAACTCAGTATGAAATTGCTTCAGACAACACAAATGCTATTTTTAACGGCGGTATTTGTGTTCCTTTGGCTGCGGGTGTTATTTCTTTTGCTGGTGCAACCAGCGGCGGCACAACGCAAGCTTTAGGGGTTTTGATGGGGGTAGAATATGTTGATTCTACGACTAAGAAGACCACATTTTTAAATTATTGGCCCGGATCAGGCAGTGTTAGCGTAGATACAAATCACCCTGTAAAAGCGTTTGTAGCTGACAATCCAAACCAGTTATTCCAAGTCGCTAGTGATGCAACACTAACTGATCGTGCTACGGCACTGGCAGCAGTGTTTGCTAATGCAACGCTTGGAACTTCTGCTCGTACTGGTTCTACCAGCACGGGTCGTTCTAACTCAGCGTTGAGTGTGTCGTCTATTGCAACAACGGCTACTCTGCCTTTGCGTATTGTTGGTATTGTTGATGATGATGCTAACAATGACTTTACGGCAGCAGGTATTCCTTTGTTAGTTAGACTTAATGCTCATTTTAATGCACCAACCCGTCGTTTTGATTCGCAGACCACTGCGGATTCGACAGGCATATAAGAAAGGGATAAAAAATGGCTATTTCTCGCGCACAACTGGCGAAAGAGCTTGAACCCGGACTGAATGCTTTGTTCGGGCTTGAGTATGATCGTTATGACCAAGAACATGCTGAAATCTTTGAAGAGGAGTCTTCGGACAGAGCCTTTGAAGAAGAGGTTATGCTTTCTGGTTTTGGAACCGCTCCAGTAAAAAGCGAAGGTGGGGCAATATCGTTTGATGACGCACAAGAGACGTATACGGCTCGGTACACGCATGAAACGGTTGCTTTAGCTTTTAGTATTACTGAAGAGGCTATTGAAGATAACTTGTATGACCGTTTAGCGGCTCGATACACCCGTGCTTTAGCACGTTCAATGTCTCAGTCTAAGCAAATTAAAGCTGCGACTATATTGAACAATGCTTTTAGTGATGCAGGGGGAGACGGCGTTAGTTTGTGTAACGCATCGCACCCTACCATAAACGGGACTCAAAGCAATATTTTGTCAACTGCGGCTGATTTGAACGAAACTTCACTTGAGCAAATGTTGATTGATATTGCTGGGTTTACGGACGAAAGAGGGCTAAAAATAGCAGTTCGTGGAATGAAATTAATTATTCCAAAAGAATTGCAATTTGTTGCTGAAAGAGTGCTTAACTCTAATCTTCGTCCCGGAACGGCAGACAATGATATAAACGCAAACAAGTCTATGGGTATGATCCCAGATGGAGCGGTGGTTAACCACTTCTTGACAGATACGGATGCGTATTTCATTAAAACCGATGCTCCTAACGGCTTTAAACTTTTCCAACGTACTCCAATTCGCACTGCGATGGAGGGCGATTTTGATACTGGAAACATGCGTTTTAAAGCTCGTGAGCGTTACTCCTTTGGAGTTTCGGATTGGAGAACGGTTTTTGGTACTCCCGGAGCGTAAACAAATTTATTTTTGTTGGGAAAGGCGGCTTTTCAGCCGCCTTTTTTTGTTATATGATTAAAATCTAGGATATTTTAGTTTTAGCGACTGACCTAGCAGATGCTTACGAAAACGCTAAAACCAACCCTTTCGTAAGGAGGAATCAATGGCAAATACGACTTTTTCAGGTCCAGTTAGATCAAAAGATGGCTTCGATGCCATCATAACTAATACTTCTACAGGTGCTGTTACTAATACAATGTCTATGGAAACTTATGTAGCAACGGTTACAGTTGCTGACGGTGATACCACAGGCAAAGAGTCTGCAATAGGAATCCCTTCTAATTTTATCCCAATGGGTGTGATGATAGCTGTTACTGCGGCTGCTTCTAACTCTGTTACTCTAAATGATATAGGTACGGATGCTGATACAGATGGATTTGTAGATGGTATTTCCGCTGCGGCAAACTCAGTTGGATTTAAAGGATTTTTTCCATGCAATGGCGTTTTAGGAATGTCTGGGGGAACCACTACAGCCGCTACTGCCACAGCAGACGAGGTTGAGATTGTTCTTTCTGGAGATCCCGGAGCAGATACTACGGTTGTTATGAAATTCTTTGGATTGTCTAGCTCTTCTGACGCATCTTAATTAGGAGGATAGATTATGGCAGACGCTGTAACGTCTCAAACTATTATAGACGGTCCGAAAAATGCGGTAATGAAGTTTACCAATGTTTCTGACGGCTCGGGAGAAAGCGCGGTTACTAAGGTTGATGTTTCGGCTCTTTCTAACAGTGCAAACGGGGACACTTGCACCGGAGTTGTTATTGAAAGATTATGGTGGCAGTGTATCGGGATGAAAGTTCAAATTCTTTGGGACGCAACTTCTGACCAGTTTTGCATTGAACTAGGAGAGAACCAAAGTGGAAACCACGATTACACCGTTTTTGGAGGACTTACTAACAACGCAGGCTCTGGAT